ACAACTTGTTTGCCGAAGAGCCTGTAATGATGTCTTTTACTCCCCCATATTTTCATCGACCAAAAAGCATGATGTATGGAGCAGTTACCCCAGGAAAAATGGATATAGGTCGTTGGTACAGGCCTTTAAACGTTGAGATGCAACTTTGGGATAACAAAGGAGTAGTAAAGTTTGAGGAGAATGAGCCACTATTTTACGTTGAGATTGACACCGATAAAGAAGTTGTTTTAAAAAGGTTTAAGTGCACATCTGAACTAAACGCAATTAGCAAACACTGTATTGCCTCCACTCATTGGATGGGACGATCAGTTCCTCTTGAAAAAAGATATGAAAAATTTGTAAAATCAAAAACAGACAAACTTGTACTCCAAGAGATTAGAAAAAATTTAGTAGAATGAAATTTAAAAAACCTAAAACTAAGATTATTCCATATGCAAGTATGATTGATATTGCTCCAAGGTTTTTAACCCCAGCACGATCATTTGTTCCTCAGTGGTATAAGGACGAACAACGAATACCAAGTGAAACAAAAGGCTTTAAAGACAAGAGCATTAAACACTGCATTCCCTTTTTAGACGCTTTTACACTTGGATATTGCATAACTCTTCCTTTTGATTTATTTGTTGAGCAACGACCAGATGGACCGTATATCTCTTGGGGCGATGAAAAGTATCCAGGAATAACGGTTAGACAAGCAAACATGGCACCTACAATGCCAGTACCAGCAGGTTACTCTCCTATTGAATTCGTTTGGTGTGCTGCTGGTTGCTTTAAACCACCAAAGGGCTATAGTGCTCTTCTTACTCACCCATTAAACCACTTAGAATTACCATTTTTTAGTTTAAGTGGAGTTGTTGATGACTTTACCGTTCCTCATGGAAACTTTCCTTTTTTTCTAAAAGAGGATTTTGAAGGTACTATTCTTAAAGGAACACCAATTCTTCAAGTAATCCCTTTTAAACGTGAGGATTGGTTGTCAGTAGAGCAACCAGAATTAAATATAGAGTCGGAGTTAAATGGAAGACGTTCTTTAACAACTCTTTATGGTTGGTATCGTAAAACACACTGGAAAAGAAAAAACTACAACTAAACGAGGGAAACATGATAAAAATTGCATTTGGAATGATCGTTATGTACTACGCTGTCAAGCATGGCTTTCATATGGGCCACGTAACACTTCCGCACATCGTTGTTAATGGGCAGACGATTATAAAGTGAGCGTTGAGTTTCAACTGGCCGCAAGATTTAACGGCAAAGAACTTTTGGGTCTAGACCTACCTATCGTAGTGATGGATGATGACTTCTTTGAGTATATAGAGGATGAGACAGAGTATGACGGCGGTCCACTTGATATCGGTGTATTTGCTATCTATTATCTGGAGTGGGAGAAGGAGATGGTCAAGTGAGAACTCACATCAATACAGTTTTAATTCGCATTAAGAGAGTTAAAGGTCAGTACGGAGTAGGTATCTTCATTGATATCTATGAGAGAAAATTTGGAGTACAGATAGGGTCTGTCATGCTTCTAATTGGAGGTAAGTAATGAGCCACGATGAATTGTTGGCAAAATTAAACTCTGCTCCAAATGCTGATACTTGCTGGAAAATAGCCATTATTCGTGAAGTAATAGAATTGCATAAACCTCCTACTTATTCTGAATATGCAAAGTTTTTTAATCCAGGTTATGTTGAAGTCATGAGGGAGGATTGCAAAACCTGTGATCTTAAATATCCCTGCCCAACTATTCAGGTTATTGAGAAGGAACTGGTATGAGTCATATTGTTAAATTGTCAAAAGAGGAAGTCCGTGCATGCGCCGATATCGCCCTAAACAGATGGATGATGAAATTTGGTTCTGTAGATCGTCCTAACTACGCAGGAGACAATAAGGCCAAGTTAGAGCCAGAAATTGCCGCCAATGTCAGAAGCATCGTTGCTGAGTATGCCGTAGCCAAGTTATATAAATTGCCCCTGACATTTCCCTTCTATCCCAATGAAGAGCATGGCTATAGGAAAGATTTCGCCGATGTAGGGACAAATATAGAGGTAAAGAGCATTCGCACAAGAGATGAGATACCAGTCTTCCCAAAGGACATAAGACCCAACTGGGTACTGGTGGGGGCACGTGTCTTAGACCGTGACTACTACTCAGAAGTTGAGGTCTATGGCTGGATGCCAATGCTTGAGGTGCAACGTGATGAGTGGAAGTATGCACCAGAGGGATCATGGAGGGTTCCACTTGATGCCTTCCATACAACACCTATTAATCTTTACTGAGAAAAAATTCAGGGCCGAGCGTTATTCTTACCTTATGAGTAGCGGTCAAGGAAAAGTCAAGGTCGGGTTTAACAAAGTACAGATTAAAGACGGCCATATTGTGATTGTGCGTAAAGATGGCACAATAAAATCGGTCCTCGGCGTCTATCCACCAGTTAAGGACAAGTAGTGGCTGGCAGAATCGTTAAGAAGAATGCTACGCAACAATTTCAATCAGAAACAAAACAAGTTATGGCCAGCAAACAATTTACTCAGCGCATGGCTCAATTGAGAACAAGTGTTGAAAATACTGGTGTTGCAAAGCCAGGTACGACCGCAAGTGGGTCAAAGGCATGAGTGAGCCAGTCTGCTACTTCTGTCAGGGCGAAGGCATTATGCATGATGGGTCCGAGTGCCCATGTTTCACCGATTCATGCCCATGCCAATATTGCAAGGTGACAAAGGGCAAGTAAACCTGTAGGGTTTTTCTATGCCATATAAAGATAGAAAGTCCCCAGAAGCAATAGCCAGTTATCGTAAAGCAGGGCGCAAGTACTACGAAAAAAATAAAACAGCACAACTAGGCAGGAACAAGAGCAAGAAAGACCAAATCCGTAGTTACATTAGGCAGTACAAGGAATATCACGGCTGTATGGACTGCGGGGGCAAATTCCCTTCCTATGTTTTAGACCTTGATCACCGAGATCCAAACGACAAGGTCTGTACCCCATCTCAATTAGCCAACGGGAATAGTTGGGCAAAGATGTTAGAAGAGATAAAAAAGTGCGATGTGGTCTGTGCCAATTGCCATAGAAAAAGGACCCATGAAAGCAACCACTATATCTTCCGCAAACAAGAGGTTAGTTAACTCTTACAAAGGGCCTTTTCCTGTCACAATATGGGCATGAGCGTTGGATCATGCGGAAGTTCCTGGTGTAATGACCAGAGTGAACATATTCACTTAAGTGATGAGGATGTAAAAGCCTATAAGTCCTACCATGAGGCAGGAAAAATGCAGGCTATGGGTGACGAGATTGAGCGTAAACGTACAGTACACACGCACGATCATGCCGATCTTTTAGACCATATGCAATCTGACAATGGTCATCTTATGGGTAGGTATGCACAATACCGTAATACTCACGAAAGCAAACATATTCCAGGAGTTCGTCCAATTGATCCTGACTTTGATCATGAATTAACACACAAAGAGTTAATTGCCCTACATCACCATGATCACAATCAGTACCCTGACATGGAACATACAACTGTAGACGGAGAGCATTTTCACCACTAATGAAGTGTATTAAGTGCGATCACAACTTAGTGATGGGTGTATGCGATGTAGATACATGCAAATGTATTTGTACACAGTTAGATGATAGAGACGAGAGGTCTAGATAATGGGTTTTGCAGAGGCAAATTTAAATCCACAGCAGTTTGATACTAGCGATGGTGGACCTGCTCACGTAGCACCAGGGCCAAAGAAAGTTAAGAAACTTGATAAGGCAAACCTTGAATTGAAGAACCACATTTTTAATGCACACATTCGCTCTAACGAGAACGGCAAAGCGTGGAGCGTTCCAGAGGGTGTAACAGATGCAAAGAAGTGGCATCAAGATATGCATGACAATAATCAATTTGAATGGCGCAGAGATCACACACACGAGTAAAGGAAAATCATGGCACTAGGTAATGTAGGAAATCCAATCCCTCCAGTAACAAACGCACAACCAGGAACAGCAGCACGTATGTTAGAGGTTGCTCGTTCACAGGTTGGCGTTATTGAAGGACCAAAAGATAACGAAACAATTTATGGCGCCTTTACAAAGGCTAACTTCCAAGCATGGTGCGGAAGCCTCATGATGTGGTGTGCTGACAAAGCAGGAGTAAAAATTCCTAACACCGTATACACGCCATCAGGAGCAGCAGCATTCAAGAAGGCTGGTAAGTGGGCAGATGCAGCAAATGCTCATCCACAACCAGGTGACTTGATTTATTTCTCGTTCATTCCACACGCTCTGCCAAACTCCCCAATCCAGCACGTGGGCATTGTGGTTAAAGACAACGGAGACGGAACAGTAACAACTGTTGAGGGAAATACAACACCAGATTCAAAGCCAAAGGGTTCTCCTAACAATGGCGGAGAGTGTGCGATGAATGTTCGTGCATATAAGGTCGATAACAAGCGCCACCTATGGTGCTCAATCGTTGGTTTTGGTCGCCCTGACTATGCTGATGCAACTGCTGACTCACACCCAGCCACTCCTCCAGCCCCTAAAGCGGCTCCAGCGTTCCCAGGAACGATTAAACCAGGAGATACAGGTGATGGGGTCAAGTTGATCCAGCAAGCCCTTGATTTGGACGCTGATGGCGAATATGGCCCAGCCACAAAGAAGGCTATTATGGCAATCCAAGACTCACACCCATCTTTAGATGCAAATGGAATCGTAGGCCCTAAAACATGGACAGAAATTATGAAGCATTTGGACTAATCGGACATTAGCCTAGACCCCTCTATCCTCTGGTAGGATAGGGGGGTTCTTTCATTTAGGGGTGGATATGACAACAATCGTTGGCGTTCAATATAAAGATAAATGCGTTATTGTCACTGATAGCCAAGTTACTGATGACTCTGGTCGTCGGTTTACTCATCCTGATATGACCAAGATTGCCCAACGAGGCCCATTCCTTGTTGCAGGCAGTGGCGAGGTTCAGCCTTGCGACGTGGTTCAGCATTTTTGGAACCCACCAAAACTTACCGCTAAAGATCGTGAGAACGTTTATCACTACGTGATCACCAAGGCAATGCCTTCAATGCGTAAGTGCTTAACTGATAATGGGTATGATTTTAATGAAGCAAAGGGCGATGGAAAATCTGACGAGCAGCGGTTCCACTTCATTCTTGCAGTGGAAGGAGAACTATTTGACGTGGCTGACGATCTGTCTGTGTGCCGTTCTGATGATGGTCTTTATGCAATAGGTTCTGGGGCTTCATACGCCCTTGGAGCATTAGCAGCAGGAGCCAAGCCTCAGAAAGCCGTTGAGATAGCATGTAAGTTTAGCGTTTACTCATCAGGCCCATTTCAGACAGAGGAACAATTTAAGTAACTCTTTGTTATGTAGATCACACACACCTAAGTTACTCTGGAGTAACAACTTCATAAGTGCCTCCTGGGTATGAGGACGCAAAAACTGCCCATATAAATTTCTGATAGGATAAACAGATGGAACAACTCTATAAATCAAACAAGCAATTAAAGGCCGAGGAACGCATCGCTATACGTGAGCAGTTTCTGGGAGAAAAGAAAGTCGCTGGTATTACTCAGCGTTGGGAAAACGCCCAAATACAAGCAGCAACATGGCAATCGGTATTAGACCATGCCAAAAACATTTACGAAGAACACAAGACAGAATTGGAAGAAGACGTGGTTACAAAGACGGAAGAACAGATTACAGAGCGCCAAAAGCAAATTACAGAGTTTTTGATGTCAGAAAAAGATGCCTATTTAGAGGCCATGGGGATCCAGGCTGACTGATAATAGGAGCATGAGTAAAAACAATGCTTTTGAAACTGGCAAGAACAAGCACGGTAAGAAAGCAATAATCTTTGATTTAGATGGAACACTAGCGGATACGGAAGACTATGAAGCGCTCCACAAAATTGATAGTCACGAGTTTAGTCGGGTTGCTCGTGGGGCTGAACCTTTTCCACAAATGGTGGCTAAAGCAACGGATGCAAAACGAAAAGGACGGGATGTAATAATCCTCACTGCTCGTTCAGCACATTACCGTGACGACACGAAGAAATGGTTGCACGAACACAACATCCCATACGATGCCTTGTATATGCGCC